ACTACATTGTTCGCTATCACATTCACGTTGTCGTGGATGATTGGAGGCGATATTGGTTTCTGGAGTGCTTTTGGATCCGGTTGCGGATGGATTGGTACTACTGGATTATATCTTTCAAATCAATAACTTATAAAAATGCTACTTTAGAATGATTCTAAAGTAGCATTAAACTCTTATTATATTCTAAATACGTGCGTTTTCTTCAAATCTTTATCTTTTAGAACCCACCCGTAAGCTTTCTTTAATTCTGGATACTGCAACCATTTATAATCTTCGCAGATCGCATCATCTCCTTGTAGTGAAAGAATCAAACATCTACGTCTGATTTCTTTAGCAAGCAGTAAATCTTGCATTTCTTGTTCTTCTTTAGATATCATCGTTCCATTCCTCTTCTAGATACATGTGTAAATCAAGCTCATCGATATCATATTTTATTCTATGATCTACGACTTTACCTAATAAACCTACGGAAGATTCGATCGATAACTTATCGAACACAATATCTTTCTCGCATTCGATAATCGCTGTAAGTTTAATCTTCATCGCGATTCCTTTCTGTTTTGTTATTACTTTATTATTATTAAATTTTATCTGATTTGTAAACAGGCCATGACTTAGAACCTTCGTGACATTGGGCAAGATTTTCCCATTTAATGTCGTAAGGTAAATTTAAGTTCGCCATCTCTCTTAGAAACTTTGCTT